GAGCAGGTCTAACTGCATGGACACATCCTGACCTGATGGAGTACGGAGTCGATTCTCAGTGTGACTTTTACGGGACGCTCACACAGGAAACAGAAGGAGATAACAAAGGTCAAATCGTCATGAACGTGTGCGGCATCGTCCCGTATATCTCGATGCCGATAGACGATGATTACGGGAACAGTGACGACACAGATGACCACACTGAAACTCAAAGCCTCTGATAATGTCTTGGGGACTTGACGAAGAAGAAATGGAGGAAGCACAGGAAGACGAAGAAACTGAAGACGTTGACGTTCAGGACGACACTGACGAGGCAACGTCTGGAGGTAGTGACGACAACTGGGGTGATGAAATCCAGGACATGGATGAACCAGATGATGCTCCTGAACCCCCCGAGAACGACGAAGATACAGACACCACCTCAGTCGAAGACGTTGAGGTAGACAACCTGTCTGAGGAACCCGAAACGGATACGTCGGACGAAACCGAAGAATCAGAGACAACCGAAGCATCTTCGGAGATGACCGGTTCGTCTGTCGAAACGATTGATGTGTCTGGTGTCGCGCCGAATGCCATGAATACGAAGCAGGCTGCGGAGGAACCGTACCTGTGGCGTATCCTCGGTTGGGCAGAACCAGGAAAAGGTAAAACTCATTTCGGGTTTACCATGCCTGAACCTGTCTGCATTATCGATACCGAGGGGAAGGCACACAACCTCGCGTCTAAATTCGAGGATCGGGTAACGTACATCTGGCAACCCGAGGACTATGACGAAGCAAGAAATAACCTCGATGAAGCGATTAGAGTTCTTGATCAGTATCTCGAAGAAGGACATAGAGGAACAATTGTGGTTGATTCTATGTCCGAAATGTGGGAGTGGTCGAAACAGAAGTACGTGTCGAAGGTGTATGACGGGAAGTCGTTAGAAGAAGTCAACCTCTCATCAAACATGGGACAGTCGGGTAAGAGCGATTGGAAAGTCATCAAGCGGTATCACAACAAACGATTCCGTGAGGTAATGCTTGATACTCCGTTCCATATTTACTGGACAGCGATGCAGACAGACGACTACGAGCAGATTATTGAGGGTGCAGAAGGAAACCCGAAGAAACCAGTTGGTGAGCGGGACAACCCGTACAAAGTCGATCAGATTCTTCGATTCGTTGAAAACTCAAAAGGTGTTCCTGTCGGTCAGTTGCAGAAGAACGGGTTGAGTAAGTATCGATACGCGGGTCTCCGATATCCGACGTTCCCGAAACACAAGGAGGCATGTGACAGTATCAGGTTCGCCGAAGACGAGGGCATGGACCCGATGCTGAACGACGTTCTCGGCCACGGCGCCCACGTCGTTGAAGGTAATCCTGAAAGGTGGAACAACGATGACTGACGAACTACAACGGTTACGAGGTGTTGGACCGAAAACGGCAGACATCCTGAGGGATGCGGGGTACGAAACCCCACAGGAAGTCCTCGACCAACTCGAAGATGACCCCGAAGAACTTGTCAATATTCACGGGGTTGGTCGGGGGTTAGCGATGAAGATGGAGATCATGGAAGAGAGAAATCTCAAAGGTTTTCGTGTGCCGAAAGATCTTCGTGCGAAACTCAAAGAGGCAGTCAAAGACACGGATTACACACTCACTGATGCAGTTAGAGTTCTCCTTCCTGACGACATTGAAGAAAACAAGATGGAAATTCCAGAGGAGGAGTTCTGTTCAGTGTATGTTGAGGAGAGCGTTCATTCGGATGTAACAGGACTCGCCGGTGAGAACATCACTGCGTTAGACGTGCTAGAGAAGTATGTCGGTGGTGTTAGCTCCGAGGACCTACGTGAAATGCTTGATAAAGAATACGGTGCGGAGGAAGACAATGACTGAAGTTACGAAAGCAACTGTTACGGCGAAGGCGAACAGACTCGAAACGATGATCAAGAAGGCAGCGTTGAAAGGCGGTGCCGGTGACCCGGTTCACTCTGAGGTTTACGTTAACCTCGGGGGAGGTGAAGCACGGTTCCTCGCCTCCAAGCAGAACAATAGCGTCATCTCGTACTCTGCGTTCGGTTCTGGGTTCCTCGATACAGTCGAGGTGAATAGCGATTCACTCGTAGACGAGAACAACGGGACGGCAGAGGCGATTGTCAACGTCGAAGATTTCCTGACGTATCTCAATTACGCGCAGGACGACCCGAGCGCGACGGTCGAACTGACGCTCCTCGGTGAAGAAGATGACAGGCTCGCTCATGCGTTGCAGTTCCATGGAGCAATCCAGACACGGGTGATGCTACCCGCGTCAGAGAAGAACCTTGAACAGGTCCCGACAGCAGCGGTTGATCGGTTTGATCCTGATACACACTCGTTCCTCAAGAGTGATGGTGAACCGATGGACGCTCGTATTGAGACGAACGTGAAGGAAATCAATCGTATCGTGGAAATCGTCGATAACGACGAGGATACGAAGTTCTATCCTATCACGATTCAGGACGGCGAACTGTACCTGAGTGTCGGGAAGGACGAACGCCGTAACGCTGCATGGGGTGCTCTCAATGCGAAGGAAGTGGATGGTCCTGACCTGTCGAATCAATACAATCAGGGTTTCCAGGAGTTGTTCGACACATTGTCTGGAACGGTGCGTATCGAAACGGAGGAAGACAAACCCATCTGTGTCGTGCAGGACGCTCGTGAAGGGCAGGTCCTGCGAAACGTTATCGGTCCTGTGAACAAGAACTAATGGGTCCCGTTGCGAGGTTCCTGTACGGTAAGTTCCCGCGTCGTGTTGGGAATCCCGTACAATGGCCTGTCCACTCGCCAAGCGAATTTTCGCGCTTCGTCAAGGAGTGCGAGGGTGAGCGGAACCTCTATTCAACCATCTCTCACTTCGACATGGAAACAGGCGCCGTCATCTCTGATAAGATATCGATTGACTTGGATTCGCCGATGAAGGACGCGGCGTTTCCTACGACAGACAGAGATGATGAGAAGGTCATGTTAATGCGCGAGGATCACTCCCGTGCAGAAGAAGCACTCGGGCCTGTGTGCGAAGACGCTCGTAAGGTCGCCCGTTTAGCAGACGACGAAGACGTACCGCTGATAGGCGTTTTCTCTGGTTTCGGGTTACACATCCACATGTTGTACCAGGAGACGCCAAACGCGTCAGATGAACTAGCTACGACGGTTAGACGGTACAACGATTTACTTGACCTCGATACACTCGACGTTCAGTTAATCGGGGACGTACAACGTATCCTTCGAGTGCCGAACGTCAGACGGGTGTATGTCGATGCAGGTAGAGGAGAGAGCATCACGTCGGATACGCACACGATGCCGTGCAATCTCTACACTGTCCCAATCACGCACGATGAGATGAAAGACATCTCAGTGAGTGAATTACTATCGTGGTCAACCGAACCACGGTCGATACCTCTGCCTGACGGAGAGCGTCCCGAGATGCGATTCTACGAGGATTATGATGAAGTCAGGGCGCAAGTTGCAGGTCGAGTTGAAACCGAGATAAACGTCGATGACTACGATAGACAGGGGTTGCTCAACATGCTGAAGGATTTGTTGTCTATGCCGTGCATGTACGAGCGTATTGTTCAACCAAACCCGCACCACAAAGTGCGGATGAACTGCGCCGTTCTCTTGTTCAACTGTGGGTTTTCTGTCGAGGAGGTAGAAGAGATATTCATGAAGTTGAACTGGAAAGACAAGAGTAGGAAGAAAACACGCAAGTACCTCAAGCAGATATACAGGAGAGGGTATTCGGATATGTCGTGTGAAACAATCCAACAACTCGGGTTGTGTCAACGTGCAGACGACCCGGGGAGTTGTGAAACGTACGGATGGAACGGCGGGACTGCCGAATGGGTGAACTAACAATGTCCACAGAACAAATCAAGACGTTCGAGACGCGAGACGAAGCGATTACTTTCCTCTACAACAATCCAGATTTCACTGGGTCGATTCGTGTTATGGAGGAGAGAGGAGTCGAACCACGAGACCTTTCTGGCAAAGATGAAACGTCATACAACCCAGACCTCCCTGTTCGACGGGACGACGAAACACACAGGGCGCTGTGGTTGTTGAACGAAAACAACGCTGATTCCCCAACGCAGATGCTCAGCAATGCAGACCTTCGCAAATTGAGCATCAAAAACAATTTCAACGCGAGTCCCGCGACATCTGCATTACTCAAGGCGGGATACATCAACAGGAGAGATGAGGGGCGTAGGGCGTATTTCTACGTGACGGTGAAGGGCAAGCGTCTTCTACGAAACCTTGGAACACCCGCGTCAGAAATGCCGGGCAGTAACGTCTTGGAGGTGTAAATATGACTGACTACCCAGGTCTTTTCATCACGGTCGAAGGTCTCGACGGGTGTGGGAAGACGACTGCTGTTGACCATATAGAGCAAGAGTTCGGTGCAGAAAGGACGTGTGAACCATCGGAATTCTGGACGGGCAAACAGGTCAGACGCGCGCTTCAGGAAGATACTCCAGCGTTCACAGATTTCTTCTTGTTTATGGCGGACAGGCATTATCACATCGAGGAACTGATTAAACCTGCCCTCATCGAAGGAAAGACAGTCGTCTCGTCTCGGTTTGCTGATTCAACACTCGCATATCAGCCCGTGCAGTTGAAGCACGAGCTCGACTATCCTGTTTCATGG